AAGGAATTAGATTTGGAGTAGCAGGTGCAGCTCTAACTGGACTTGGTTATTTAGCTACAGGCCCATCTAGAAGATATAACTTAGCTCCAAAAGTTGGAGAAGATAGAGATTTAAGAGTTCCAATTACTTATAGTGGCTTAGAAGAATTTTAATGTCTGAAGAAAATAAAACAGTAACTGAAGAAGTTAAATCTAATCTAGGTGGTAAGAGACCTGGAGCTGGGAGACCTATAGGACCACGTAAACAAAAACAATGGCAGATGGTTGAATCACTAGCAACTAAGTATCAACAATCACCTTTAGATTATATGCTATCTGTGTTAAACTGCCCAAAGACTTCACCAGAAAGAAAATTATATGCAGCAGAAAAAGCAGCACCTTTCGTACATCCTAAACTTGCTAACTCAACAAGCACAGTAGGATTTGATGGAAAGCTCAATATCAAAGTCAAGTGGGAAGATTAAAACCTACGAAGTTTCTGTAGGCTATAAACCAAGACCATTACAAAGACAAGTACATGAATCATTAAAAAGATTTAATGTATTAGTTTGCCATAGACGATTTGGTAAATCCGTTCTAGCAATAAACGAATTAATCAAAACAGCTACAAGCAAACCAAGATCTAAACTTGCATACATAGCTCCGACTTATAGACAAGGTAAAGCTATTGCTTGGGATTATTTAAAATTTTATACAAGACCACTAATGGCATTTGGTGGTGATCGTAATGAATCTGAACTACGAGTAGATTTATATAACGAATCAAGAATACAAATTTACGGAGCTGATAACGCAGATTCACTTCGAGGAATGGGATTCAATGGTGTAGTACTCGATGAGTATGCAATCATGTCTCCAAGAGTTTGGACTGAAATTATTAGACCTGCTATCTCAGATACAAATGGTTGGGTAATTTTTATTGGAACTCCAATGGGACACAATCAATTCTGGGAAGTTTATGACTACGCAAAACGTGGAAATAAAGATTGGTTCGGACAATTATACCGAGCTTCAGAAACTGAAATTATTCCTGCTGATGAGTTAGTAGAAGCTCAGGCAATAATGACTGAGGAGCAATACAATCAAGAATTTGAATGTTCCTTTACTGCTGCTGTTAGTGGAAGTTATTATGGTAAATTAATTACAGCTGCAGACAATGCTAATAGAATTACTAAAGTACCATATGATCCTGAAATACCAGTTGAGACTTGGTGGGATTTAGGTATTGGAGATTCAACATCTATTTGGTTTGTTCAAAGAGTTGCTGAAGAATTACATGTTATAGATTACTACGAAACTTCAGGTGAAAGTTTATATCACTATGCAGAAGTTTTAGAGAAAAAAAATTATAAATATAATAGACATGTAGCTCCACACGATATAGTAGCTAGAGAACTTGGTACTGGTAAATCAAGATTAGAAGTAGCTTTAGAAATAGGAATTGATTTTGAGATCGCTGCAAAGCTTGAAGTAGATCACGGAATTGAAAGTGTTAGAAATACTTTACCTTATTGTTATTTCGATAGAGAGAATTGTAAGATAGGATTAGATGCATTACGTCAATACCGCAAACAATGGGATGAACGTAATCAAGTATTTAAAAATAAACCTTTGCACGATTGGTGTTCACACGCTGCTGACGCATTTAGATATGGATGTGTACACAGTCCCATTGATACAAGTCAATGGACAAAACCAATTTATGTAGATACAAAATATATAGTATGAAAACTGAACGAGAAATTATAGCGATATTAAATAAAGAGATAAGATCATCAACTGGATTTATAGGTGGTGAGATTGTTAATAGAAGAAAAAAATCATTAGAATATTATTTAGGTAAACCTTTCGGTAACGAAGTAGAAGGTAGATCACAAGTAGTAAGCACAGATGTATCTGATACAGTTGAAAGCTTATTACCTTCATTAATGAGAATATTTACTGCAGGTGATAATGTATTTCATTGTGAGCCAGTAGGTGTTGAAGATAGTGAAACTGCTAGACAATGTTCAGACTATCTTAACTATATTTTTTATAAAGAGAACTCAGGATTCACTTCATTATATACTGCATTTAAAGATGCATTGATTCAACGTAATGGAATTTTAAAAATTTATTGGGATGATTCTCAAAAGACTACAAGAGAAGAATATAAAAGATTAACTACAGATGAATACAATCTTTTAGTTAATGATAAAGAAATAGAAATTGCAGAACATTCTGAGTACGAAGAATCATTACTAGATGATAACAATAACGAAATAGATAAAATTACATACCACGATATAGTTGTTAAAAAAACAGTATCGTTTGGTCAAGTTAGAATTGAACCTGTACCACCAGAAGAATTTTTAATTGAACGTCAAGCTAAGAGTATTGATTCAGCTAATTTTGTTTGTCATAGAACAAACATGACTAGAACTGCATTAATAGAAATGGGATTTGACAAAGATGAAATTAATAAATTACCAACTGGTAACTCAATAGATTACTTAGAAGATAACCAAGTTAGATTTCAAGAAGATCTTGTTGGCTTAAATGATGATGGTGATAAATCAAGCGATGAAATTTTAATTCATGAATGTTACACTAGAATAGATATTAATGATGATGGTAAATCAGAATTAGTAAAAATTTTATTAGCTGGTGATGGAACATATAAAGCATTAAGTATTGAAGAAGTAGATTCAATGCCTTTCATTTCTATAACTCCAGTTATAATGCCACACAGATTTTATGGCAGATCAGTATCTGAGTTAGTTGAAGATATACAATTAATTAAGTCTACTGTTATGAGACAGATGTTAGATAATATGTATCTAACTAATAACAATAGAATTGCTGTACAAGACGGACAAGTTTCATTAGACGATCTATTAACAAATAGACCGGGCGGAATTGTTAGAACAAAACAACCACCTGCAAATGTTATGATGGCTATGCAAACGCAACCCATTAGTGAACAAGCTGCAAACTTGTTAGGATATTTAGATGCAGTTAAAGAAGCTAGAACTGGTATCACAAGACAATCACAAGGATTAGATCCAAATACTTTAAACAAAACTGCAACAGGTATTAATCAGATTCTATCTCAATCACAAATGAGAATGGAATTGATTGCTAGAATATTTGCTGAAACAGGTATTAAAGATTTAGGATATAAAATGTTTGAGTTGATATGTAAGTATCAGCAAAAAGAAAAAATATTAAAAATTCGTGGGAAGTTTATTCCTATGAGACCATTTGAATGGAGAGATAAAGTTAACGTAACTGTAGCTGTAGGACTAGGAACTGGTTCTAAAGAACAGCAATTAATTTTATTAACATCTATTCTTGAAAGACAATTACAAGCTATAAACTTACAACAGAATGTTTATGGCCCAATGGTTAATTTAAGGAACATATATAATACATTAAAAAAACTAATAGAGAACGCAGGGTTAGGTAATGTTGAACCATACTTTATGGATCCAGATGTTGGGCAATCACAAATGCCACAGCTTCCACCTAAACCACCTACTGAGTTTGAAAAGGTTTCATTAGCTCAAGTTCAAGGTCAAAACGAGAGAGAAGTCATCAAAACTAATGTTGAGATGAAACGTATTGAAGCTGAAATGAGAGCTAAATTACTTGATTATGAAATCAAAATTAAAGAATTAGAGCTTAAATATAGCACTAAAATAAATGAGATTGATTTAAAGAACAGATCTATGATAGAAACTCAGAAGCTCCAACAAACTGGAGATATATTTAAAAAGATAATGGAAGGACAGAAAGAGTTTTTTAATGATGGACAACAAACAAATTCCACAACACAACCTGGACCAACAGATTCACAGGGCGAAACAAGCTAGTATTTTACTAGACGAGCCTTTGCTGAAGGAAGCTTTTGAATATCTATCTGAATCTTATAGATCAGAAATATTTAAAACTTCATATTCCGACCACGAACAAAGACAAGTTCTTTGGATGGCATTTAATATGCTAGACAAAATTAAAGGACATCTTGTTAGTGTAATGGAGACTGGCAAACTAGCTGCCGCTGAGCTAGATAACCTAAAACGTCAATCGTAGTAATTACGAAACGATAACCAATGGAGCATATATGGCAGATGATAAATCTGTACAAGGTGCTGCTGAAAAGATACTTGGATTACTGAACCCTAAATCAGGACAATCGGCCCCAGTACTTAAAGCAGAACCATCAGTTGAACTTGAAGATAAAAAATCTCAAGAAGTTTCAAATGACAATCAATCACAGTCTGACGAAATTGTTGAAGAAGCCGTAGCAACTGAGAATACGCAAGAAGAAATAACAGAAGAACCAACACAACAAGAAGAAGTCGAGAAACAAAATCTCCACCGAGTAAAAGTACAAGGTCAAGAGTTAGATGTTACTCTCGATGAACTTAAGTCTGGTTATTCTAGAGATTCAGATTACAGACAAAAAACTCACCAGTTATCACTAGAAAGAAAAAGTCTTGAAAGTGAAAAGGAGAGTTTACGTCAGACTTATGATTCTCGAATTAAAGAACTAAATAGTGCAATTCAATCTGCAGATTTACTTTTTAAAGAACAAGTTGGAGTACAAGATCTTAATCGTTTATATGATGAAGATCCTTCTCAAGCTGCCAAGTTGGAGTTTAAGATTAGACAACAACAAGGTCGTATTGGTGAATTAAAGAAGAAAGCAGATGATGCTTTCCAAAGTGAATTCTCACAATACCTTAAAAGAGAAATCAAACTCGCAGAAGAAATGATACCTGAGTTTGCAGATCCAGTTAAATCTACTGAGTTTAAACATAATGCTAAAAAAGTTTTAAGCGATTATGGTTTTAAAGATAATGAAATTTCTTCATTAACTGATCATAGATTTTTATTGGTTCTGAAAGATGCCATGTCTTTTAAAAATGCTAAAGGATCTAAAGACCTATCTGTAAAAAAGATAGTCTCAGCTCCTAAAGTAATTAAAGCTGGTGTTGCCAAACCAAATAGTTCTGCTCGTGATGTCATACAACAAAAAATTGGTAAAGTACGTAAGACTGGTCGCATGGAAGATGCACAGTCTGCGATACTTCAAATGATAACACAAAAAAAATAAGGAAAAATAAATGGCACAACCAACAAACACTTTCGATACTTACGATTCAGTAGGTAATCGAGAGGATTTACAAGATGTGATTTATTCTATCTCTCCAACTGACACTCCTTTTATGAGTGCAGCTGCTAGAGAACAGGTTAAATCTACAAACCACGAGTGGCAAACTGATGCCCTTGATGCAGCTTCTACAAGTAATGCTGTTATCGAAGGTGATGATGTTACTTTAGATGCAGTTGTTGCAACTTCAAGACTTGCTAATAGAACGCAAATCATGGATAAAGCAGTTGTAATTACTGGTACTCAAGAAGCTATCGATAAAGCTGGTAGAGCATCTGAATTAGCATATCAAATTGCTAAAAAGTCGAAAGAACTAAAACGAGACATTGAAGCTACTTTAATGGGTAATCAAGCAAAAGTTACTGGTAACGCAAGTACTGCCAGAAAATTTGCTTCATTAGGATCATGGGTATTTTCTAATGACGTTTTAGGATCTGGCGGTGCATCACCAACTGGTGATGGTACTGATGCTAGAACTGATGGAACACAAAGAGCCTTAACAGAAGATTTACTGAAATCAGTAATTAAATCTGTTTGGAATGCTGGTGGTTCACCTTCTGTTCTAATGACTGGTCCTTTCAACAAACAAAAAGTATCTGGATTCACAGGTGGATCTACTAGATTTGATGCTTCAGAAGATAAAACATTATACGCAAGTATCGATGTTTACTCATCTGACTTCGGTGATCTAGAAGTTGTACCTAATAGGTTCTCTAGAGATAGAGATGCCTATGTTCTGGATATGGATTACTGGGCAGTTGGTTTCTTAAGAGATTTCACTATGCATGAGATTGCAAAATCTGGTGATAGCGAAAAAAGACAGCTTTTAGTTGAGCTTACTTTGATCTCTAGAAACGAAGGTGCTAGTGGTTTAGTTGCAGACTTATCTACATCGTAGTATAATACTTGTGGGGGGAAATAGTTCCCCCTACAAACAAACAATTTTGTTTGGTCTTTGAAGTCTTAAAGGCGGAACGAAGCAAACATAGGAAAAAAAAATGCGAACACTTAATGACTACTTTTTAACTGCTAGATTAGCTGACGTATCAGCTGCTAGTTCAGTTAACATTGCTGTACCTGATGATGGAAAAATTGTTAAAATTATTTCTGTATTAGGTGGAGCAATCACAACAGCTAATTCTGCTGTAACAACTTCTATAAATGGAACTACTGTAACAGGTGGTGGATTTACAGTTGCTTTTACAAGCTCAGCTGCAGGAGACATTGATACTGCTGAACCAACAGCTGCTAACAATGTTAAAGAAGGTGATTATATCACTATTACTTCTGATGGTGGATCTTCAACATCTCAACCAATAGACGTAACAGTTATCGTAAGAAGATAATTTTACATAAGGGGTAGCAATACCCCTTACAACAATTTAATAAGGATAAAATATGGCAAAAATGAATTATGGTCTTAAACCAAAATCAACATCTAAAGTAGCTATGAGTGGTTCATCTGTTCAAAGTGCTGCTATAGGTGCAAACATACAATACGTAAGATTAGTAGCTGATGCTAACTGTCATTACGAAATTGGTATTAACCCTACAGCAACAACAAGTACAGTTTATTTACCAGTTGGAGAAATTGAAACTATTAAAATTTCTGAAGGTGAAAAGGTAGCTGCAATTTGTGCTTCTGGAAACTTATACGTTACATCATTGACTGAGTAATGACTAAGTTAAGAGACGTTACTTACGATGGAGTTCAACAAACTTCATACATTCAAGAATCGGATGGTAAGTTAACTATTAAAAATACTCAAGATGTAGAACCTGTTCTTCAAAAGAATAAAAGGTTAATTACATTAAATGATGGTTATTCTAAATCAAGAGATTTAAAAAGAATAGCTAGTATTCCAAATATATGTTTAGGCATATGGGCCAAAGAATATAACGGAACTAATAATTGGTTTGCAATACCACATATTGAACGTAAAAAAATATTACGTAAAAAGTTAAACTCAAACGAGTACAGATATTTTAGAAGCTCAGAAGGAAAATTATAATGGCAATAAGTACATATACAGAATTAAAAGCTTCTATAGCTAATTGGTTAAACAGATCTGATTTAACTTCAGAAATATCTGATGACTTTATAAAATTAGTTGAAGCTGATCTTAATGCAAAATTAAGAATTAGACAAATGGAACAGATTGAAACTATTACAATTGATAGTGAAACTGAAACAGTACCTACTGGTTTTATTGCTGTAAGATCACTTTATATTTTATCTAATGGTACAAAATACCATTTAAACTATATATCTCCTGCAAACTTAATTTCTATTAAAGGTGGTTCTACAAGTGGATTACCAAGAACATATACAATTGAATCAGATAATGGAGTAGAACAATTTAGATTTGCTCCTGCACCAGATGCTTCTTATACAGGTCAATTACAATTTTACAAAGCTTTCACACCCCTATCTTCTGCTAATGCTAGTAATTATATTTTAGCATCACACCCTGCTATTTATTTATATGGTACTTTATTTCATGCTGCTAATTTTATTGGTGGTATAGATCAAGGACAAAGCCAAAGTTGGTTAGGTATGTATCAAACTGCATTAGAAAGATTAGAAGATAATGATCAGAATGATTCGTTTGGTGGATCTCCAGTTATACAAAGAACAGATGTAGGTACAGACTTATCGTTTTATAGAAGAAAATAATTATGCAATTACCTTTTGGTGAATGGTTACCTGATCAACCGAAACATTTAAACAAAGGAGCTAACGTAGCTAACAATGTTTACTTTGCAGCTCAAGGTTATAAACCATTTAAAAGTTTAGTTGATTATAGTTCTAATACTATTGGTACAGATTCTAAAGGTGCTGGTTCATTTAGAGATGGTTCTAATAATGTATTTAACTTTGTTTCAAACAAAACAAATATTTACCAATTAGATGGTGGAGCCTTTACTTCAAGAAAAAGTGGCTTAACTGGAACTAATACAGATTTTTTTACATTCACACAATTTGGAAACTACATTATAGTAAGTAATGGAGTTGATGCTCCTCAATTTTATTTGATGGGTACATCAACAAACTTTGCTGCTTTATCAACAATAGCTACATCTGGTACAGTTCCTACATTTAGAGTATCAGGAGTTATTAGAAATTTTTTAGTTACTGGTAGTCAACCTACTTTTATTAATAGAGTACAATGGTCTGGTATAGATGATATATTAACTTGGGAACTTGGAAAAAAACAAGCAGACTTTCAAGATATTCCAGGAGCTGGTGGAAAAATTGTAGCAATAACATCTGGAGAAATAGGATATGTATTTAGACAAAATCAAATTGTTCGTATGGACTATATTGGCGGACAAACAGTATTCAGATTTTCCGTTATATCTTCTAATCGTGGTGCTGTATATGGACAGACTGTAACACAAACAGATAGACGAGTATTCTTTTATGCTGATGATGGTTTCTTTGAAATTAATGGAGACGCATTAAAAGCAATCGGTGCAGAAAAAGTTAATAGATTTTTTGATGCAGATTTAAACAAAGCTTATACAGATAGAATTGTAGCAGCAGTAGATCCATTTAATAACCTTGCGTTATGGTTATATCCTTCTGTAAGCAATGCAAATAATACAACTGGTATTTGTGATAAAGTTTTAATTTACAATTATGTTACTGAGAAATGGTCTACAGCTAATGCAAGTGCATCTACAATATTTACACAATTTGTAGGAGCTTATACTGTAGAGTTAATGGACATTATATCTACAAACTTAGATAATATTAACATAGCATTAGATACTGATTTCTGGTCAGGTGGTCAATTATACTTAGGTGCAATTGATTCTGATTTTAAAGCTGCTATTTTTGCAGGTAATGAATTAGAAGCTGAAATAGAGACTTCTGAATTAGAACCTATTCCCGGACTTAGAACTAAGATTACAGGTGTAAGACCAATTGTTAATTGTGCTTCGACAGTAGCTCTTAAAACTAGAGATGCTTTAGTAGATACTGCAGTAACTTCTAGTTATGTTGCAGCAAATACAAGTGGTATTGTACCATTAAGACAATCTGGAAGATATGTTAGAGCTAATGTTAAAATAGCTTCTGGAACTATTTGGGATGATGCACAAGGTATAGACATTGTTGCTAGTCCAGCAGGATTAAGATAATGAGTGATGTAGTAGAACAAGATTTAGATAACGTAAGATATTCATTTGATACACAAGAATTTTTTCAAAGACAAGTTGAAGTTGCAGTTAACGAATACATAAATAAATTTAACACAGAAAACGATAAAGTTTTCACATGGTTTATAGGAGATTAATATGGCAGGAATAAAAGATTACAGTACAACCGCAGCAAATAACACTACAATAGGAAGTATTAATACAGCAGAAGGAATGTTACCTTCTAATATTAATAATTGCTTTAGAGGTTTAGCTGCAGAAATTAGAGAATGGTTTAACGATTCTCAATGGATTATTTATGGTGATGGAG